ACGCCGCCATCACCAGCTTCGCCGCCGCCCGCGCCATGGGCCTGCGCGCCCTGATCGATGAGGAATATGGGCCGCAGAAAACCCTGTCCAACATCGCTGTGCAGGGCGTCGTCGGCCTGACCAAGGATATCCATTGGGATATCGAGGATCAGGATACCGAAGCCGGGCTGCTCAACGCGTCGGAAGTGACCGCGCTTATCCGCACGGACAGCGGTTTTCGATTCTGGGGCAACCGCACCACGTCGGACGAACCGCTGTTCGCGTTCGAAAGCACCGTGCGCGTGGCCCAGCTGCTGGCCGACACCATCGCGCGCGGCATGATTTGGGCGCTCGACAAGCCGTTAACGCCGTCGCTGGCAAAGGACATCATCGAGACGATCAACGGCTTTTTCCGTGAACTCAAGGCCGCCGGCATCATCCTTGGCGCGAACGCATGGTTCGATGAAGCCCAGAACAGCACAGCCAGCCTCAAGGCCGGCAAGCTGCGGATCGATTACGATTACACCGTGCCGTCTCCGCTGGAAGACCTCGGTTTCAACCAGCGGATCACCGACGCCTATTTCGCGGACTTCGCGAGCCAGCTTTCCGACGCCGCCTGATCCACCCGCCCTTTCCCCACCTTGCATAGGAGCCTGCCATGGGCCTCGCCCGCACTCTCAAGAACATGATGCTGTTCAACGAAGGCCTCGCCTATATCGGTGAAGTCAAGACGGTGACTCTGCCGACGCTCACCCGCAAGCTGGAAGAATATCGCGCCGGCGGCATGGGCGGCCCGGTCCAGATCGACATGGGCCACGAAGCCATGGAACTGTCCTTCACCTGCGGCGGACCGATGCGCGACGTCCTGCGCCAATATGGAGTGACCAAGGTCAACGGCGTCTATCTGCGCTTCGCCGACGTCTACCAGCAGGACGACACCGGCGCGGTCGATAGCGTGGAAGTGATCGTTCGCGGTCGGCACTCCGAAATCGAGATGGGCGATCAGGAAGTGGGCGAAGCAGGAGAATTCAAGGTCACGTCCGCGCTCGCTTATTACAAGCTGCTCTGGAACGGTCGAACGGAAATCGAAATAGATCCGCTCGGCATGATCGAGATCGTGGGCGGCGTCGATCGCCTGGCCGAACAGCGCAGCGCGCTCGGTATCTTCTGATCCGGTCGGCCCGGCATTTAGCTGGGCCGCCATCCATTCCCTTTGCAGAGGAAATTGTCTCATGTCGAATTCGCCCATCCTGTCCAATCCCGTCACCCTCGACACGCCGATCCGGCGCGGCGAGGAAACCATCGGCATGTTGCAGATCCGCAAGCCCGGTTCCGGCGAACTGCGCGGGCTTTCCCTTGTCGATCTGGGACAGCTGAAGGTCGATGCGATCATAAAGGTTCTGCCCCGCGTGTCCGTGCCGACCATCAGCGAACCGGAAGCGGCCAATCTCGACCCCGCCGACCTGCTCGCCTGCGGCGCGGAGATTGGCGGTTTTTTGTTGCAGAAGTCGCAGCTTGCGGTTGCCCGCGCTCAGTAGACGACGCGATGGCGGACGTGGCGGTCATCTTTCATTGGCCGCCCGCCGCCATGGACGGGATGCCCCTGTCCGAACTGATGGGCTGGCGCGATCAGGCTGCGAAGCGATCCCGTCCCCCTGACACTCCCGGCAAGCGCGGAAAGCGGTGATGGCTGACAGAAACCTTCGATTGCAGGTCATTCTTGAAGGGCTGGACCGCCTCACCGCGCCGCTCAAGTCCATCACCGGCGCATCGTCGTCCGCGCGCCGCGACCTTGCCGAAACCCAGAAACAGTTGAAATCCCTCGACGCCCTGCAACAGCAGGTCGGGCGCTACAAGGCCGTGGAGGGGCGGTTCGCGAACGACAGCCGCGATCTTCAGGAGGCGCAGGCCCGCGTGGCTGCGCTTCGCGCCCAGCTGGAAGCGACCGAAAATCCCACCAAAAAGCTGCGGTCTGAATTCGAACGCGCCGAACGGCAGACGGCGCAACTATCCGCCCGTCTCGATTCCGGCGGCGCGGAATTGCAGCAACTCTCCGCGAAGCTGTCGGCCGCCGGGATCGATGTCACGGATCTGGCGCGCCATGAAGATCGCCTGGCCATGCAGACGCATGAGGCCAACCAGGCATTGAAGAAACAGACGGCCCAGCTGGACAAAGTCGCGCAGGCAAGCCGCAACTCGCAAAAACTGAACGATATCAGCGCCAAGGCGACGGGCGCGGGCATTGGCATGATGGGCGCGGGCGTTGCCGCCGGCGCGCCTGTCGTCATGGCCGTCAAACAAGCCATGACGCTGGAAAGCGCGATGGCAGACGTGTCGAAAGTGACCAACATGGTCCCGGCGCAGATCGAGCAGATGTCGAATGACTTCATCGACATGAGCACGAAAATTCCGATGGCGGCGAATGAACTGGCCGCGATCGCCGCCGCCGCCGGCGCTGCGGGTGTCGGCATGGACAAATTCGGCAAGCCAATGAAGGATCAGCGACAGCAGTTGCTGGATTTCACCAAGGACGCCGCCGAAATGGGCGTGGCCTTCGACATGACGGCGGACGTCGCCGGCGAAACCATGGCGAAGTGGCGGACGGCGTTCTCCATGCCGCAAGCTGGCGTGCGCGCGCTGGGCGACAGCGTCAACGCCCTGACCAACACTTTCGGCGGCAAGGCGGCGAATGTCACAGACATCATCACCCGCATCGGCCCGCTCGGAAAAGTCGGTGGTCTGGCCGCTGGTGAAATCGCCGCGCTGGGGTCTACGCTCGATTCCATCGGCGTGCAGAGCGAAATCGCCGCGACCGGCATCAAGAATACAATGCTGGCACTGACCAAGGGCGATGCCGCGACCAAGGCCCAGGCGGGCGCATTCAAGGCGCTCGGCCTCGACGCCGTCGAAATGGCCAAACGCATGCAGACGGATGCATCCGGCGCCATTGTCGATGTCATGGAGCGTATCGGCAAGCTGGATGAGGCGAAGCGTCCCGCGATCCTGACACAGCTTTTCGGATCGGAGAGCGTTGCCGCGATCGCGCCGCTGCTGACTAATCTCGACGGCCTGAAACAGCGTCTCGTCATGGTCGGCGATGCCAGCGCAACAGCGGGATCGATGCACGCCGAATTTCTCAACCGGATCGCCACCACGGAAGGGGCGACCGGGCTGGCGACCAACGCACTATCCGGCCTCAACATCACCATGGGCAAGGTTTTGCTGCCCACAGTAGTTGCCATTTCCCAAAAGGTAACGGAAGCGGCGATTGGTTTCCGCAAATGGGCGCAGGAAAACCCCAGGCTGTCGAAAGCCATCATGCTGTTCATGGCGGTAGGCGCGGGCCTTCTGATCCTGTTGGGCGGGCTGGCGCTCGGCTTTGCCGCACTCACCGCTGCCGCCGCTCCGCTCGGTATCGCCCTGGGGCCGCTGCTCGCGATCGTCGCCGCCGTCGCGGCATTGGCGGGCGCTGCCTATCTCATCTATTCCAATTGGGGCAGCATCAGCCCGCTTTTCAAATCGCTCGGCGAAGCGGGATCGGCCCTGTTCGGGAAGATCATGGAAGCCGCGGGCAAGTTCATGGACCTGCTCACGATCTTGTGGAACGGCCCGCTCGGCGACCGCATCCGCGTGGTGATGACGCTTGTGCAGGAACTCGCCACGATATTCGGCGCGGCGATCGGCGGCACGGTCGTGGCGGTCCTCAATACGCTGATGGGCGTTGCTGGCGCGGTGTTCGATTTTATCGGCAACGCGATCGGCCTGGTCGCGGCGATCCTGACGGGCGATTTCGCGGGCGCGTGGACGGCGGTGAAAGGCATGTTCTCAGCCGGAGCCGATGCGCTGATTGCGATCCTTTCCGGCCTGAAAACAATCTTCATGACGATCGGCGGCGCGATCATGGATGGGCTGATCGCCGGTCTGAAGGCGGGCTGGCAGCTGGTCAAGAACACCATCGGCGACATTGCCGGAATGATGCCGGATTGGGTGAAGAAGATTCTTGGCATCCATTCCCCTTCCCGCGTGTTCGCGATGATCGGCGGTCATGTCATGGGCGGGCTGGATCAGGGGCTTGCAGACGGCAGCGACGGCCCACTGTCGCGCGTGAAACAGGTTGCCGACGCTATGGCGGACACACCCATGCAGGCGGGTTCATCCGGCATAATTTCGCGTGCGATCGATCTGTCCGGTCAGATGATGCGCGCCGTAGCAGCGGGATCAGTTGCCCCGGCAATAGCTGCCGCACCTGTCGCTGCCCAGCCTACCGGCACAGCGCAGGCCGCGCCCGTCACCATCCACAAAAGCTATGAAATCAAGGTTTCGGTGCAGGGCGGCGCGCCGGCGCAGGACATTGCCGACCAGGTGCGCCGCGCTCTGGAAGAAATCGAGCGCGAAAATCGCGGTCGCGGCTTTGGCGATGAATGAAAGGGGCGATGATCGATGCATCTGATGGCGCTGGGGATGTTCCTCTTCGAAATCGGAACCCTCCCCTATGACGAACTGCAACGGAAAACGGATTGGCGGCATGCCCGCTCGACACGGGTCGGCGCGCGCGACGCGGTGCAGTTCGTCGGCCCCGGCGATGAAACCATTTCTCTGTCCGGTTCGGTCTATGCGGAAATCGCCGATGGTCGCGTATCGCTGGACGAACTGCGCGAAATGGCGGGCGCGGGGGATGCCTTGCCGCTGGTCGACGGCAGCGGGACCGTGTTCGGCACCTTCGTGATCGAGGCGATCGATGAACGCCACGCCTATCTCATGAACGATGGGCGCGCCCGCCGGATCGACTTCGGCATTGATCTACTGCGCGTGGACGATGTCGCCGCCGCCAACGGCCAGCAGGCCGCGCAATGAGCGAAACGGTCAGCAACATCGCCGATTTTCGCGTGACGCTCGACGGCAAGGATCTGACGGACGCGATGCGCCCTCGGCTCGTTTCTCTCTCCCTGTCGGAAAAGCGCGGCGACGAAGCCGACCAGCTAGACATAGTGCTGGACGATAGCGATGGCCGCCTTGCGATCCCGAAGGAAGGGGCGACCCTGCGCGTCCAGCTGGGCTGGAAACAGGGCAGCGATGTGACCGTGGGCCTGATCGACAAGGGCAGCTTCAAGGTCGATGACGTGACGCACAGCGGCCCGCCCGACCAGATCAGGATTCGGGCGCGTTCCGCCGACTTCGCCAGCGAAATCCGTAACCGCCGGGAACAGAGCTGGAAGAACACGACGCTTGGCGCGGTGCTGAAGGACGTTGCCGGACGCAACGGTCTGACGCTGAAGGTCGCGCCGGATCTGGCCGGCATCGCGCTCCCTTCGATCGTCCAGAACCGGGAAAGCGATATTGCCCTTCTAAAGCGCCTGGG